AATATCTGGATCGCAGACCGCAGAAGACGAAAGCGGCTCTGATGGGCATTCCGCGTCAAGTATTCTCGCAGCGCCTGCTGTGGATTCATGAGCAGTTGAACTTTACGATGTTTGGGAGGTGATATGGGGAAGCGTCGATACAGCGGGAATGACAAGCATTGGGGGCCGTTCACTTTCAGCAAGCACAGCAATGAAGGCTGGCGGCCACTTGGCTTCATGTTGGATTCTGGCGGTCGAGAAGACTGCGATGATGGATGCAACATAAAGCTTCATGGCTTCGGGTACACGCTCATTTGCGAACTGCCGCAGGTCATCCAGCCATTCCGCATCAAACACATCGCTAACTCGTGGGACGCCGCTACGGTTGAGCGGATGGGCCGTAATTGGTATTACGAGACTTCCCCCCGCGAGTTTGGCTTTACCGCTGGCGATGGCTCAGTGCATGTCCACTATGGCCCGCAAACTCATGACAGCACGACCACGAAATCCAAAGTGTTCTTCTTGCCGTGGCGTCAATGGAGGCACGTTCGCCATAGCTTTTACGACTTGGACGGCAATCACTTTTGGACCGAGGGAAAGCGCGACCATTACAAGGCAAGGTGGGCGGTGGAGGCGGCATGCCCTACCGTCAGCTTTGAATTTGATGACTACGACGCACGTCGTATTCAAGCCAAGACCCGCATCGAGGAGCGTGAATGGCGTTTCGGGGATGGCTGGTTTAAGTGGCTGAGTCTTTTTCGCCGCCCGCAGGTTCGCCGTTCGCTTAACCTTGAGTTCAGCGAAGAAGTAGGGCCTGAAAAGGGATCATGGAAGGGTGGCACGATGGGGCACAGCATAGACATGCTGCCCGGTGAGTTGCACGAGGCCGCATTCCGCCGCTACTGCGAGCAGGAGCATCGATCGAAATACCGGATGTTTCGCATTACGTACGTCGGCAAAGTGTCATGACAATTTAGCCGTTGCGTGAGTGTCATGCACGCAATACCATCAAATTAGTAGACTCGCGTTCTTACGCGGTTTGAATCCGGAGGTCATATGCGTAAGCTGACCAAGCGCCAAGAGCGCGAACAAATGCTCAAGCTGATGGAAAAGCGAGAGCGCAAGACCCCGGAGCATCACTCGCCGGACTGGGTGGCGGCTTATTGGCGGAGGATCGCATCATGACGAACGCCGAAATCCGCCGCGAAATGAGCTACGGCATAGGCCCTGCCAAGTCATTGCAGGACATGCAGTTCCGAATCGTGGAGAGAGTGCCCGATCCGGAGAAGATCCAGGATGCTCTGCTGGAGGGGATTGTGATCTGCATGCCGGGCGAACCGGCTGAGCCACAATGACCTTCTTTGTTTGGATCTGGGCGCTGATCTGGTATCCGCCGAAGCGAATCTCCTGAGGAAGTTAAACCCCTCTTTGCCCGCCAAGTGCGGGCTTTTTTATTTCTGGGCCATGCCTTTAACCGCCAAACAACAACGCTTCGTCGATGAGTACCTGATCGACTTGAACGCGACAGCTGCTTATAAGCGGGCTGGATATGCCGGCGAGGGCAATTCGGCTGAGGCTGCGGCGTCGCGTCTGTTAAGCAATGTTAAGGTTTCTTGGGCCATTCAAGCGGCAATGAAAGAGCGTGAAAAGCGCACCGAGATCACCCAGGATAGGGTGTTGCAAGAGTACGCAAAGCTGGCGTTTCTAGACCCTCGTCGGTTCTACAACGAGAAGGGCAACCTGATCCCTGTCCATGAGTTGGACGCTGATGTGGCCGCCGCCTTGGCCGGCATGGAGATCGTTACTCAGCGAGCTGGCAAGGACGAAGACGGTAATCAAGAGTATGAGGATGTAAAGAAGATCAAGTTTATCGACAAGAAGGGCGCTCTGGACAGTGTTGCCCGCCATCTTGGGATGTTCAATGACAAGGTGGCGCTGACAGGTAAAGACGGTGGCTCGATCGATATGAACTGGACGATTAACTTCGTCAATCCGGCCGGTGAACGTTGATCTTCCGGGAAAGCTTAGCTTCCTGCTGACCAAGCGGGCTAGATACAAGGGAGCCAAGGGCGGGCGAGGATCAGCTAAGTCGTGGAGCTTTGCCCGCGCCCTCCTGATCCTTGGCACCACCCGCAAGCTGCGCATTCTGTGCACTCGCGAGGTGCAGAAATCAATCAAGCAGTCGGTACATAAGCTGCTGAAAGACCAGATCGAGAGTCTTGACCTAGCAGGTTTCTACCAGGTACTCGAGACTGAGATTCGCGGCAAAAACGGCACTGAGTTTGCCTTTGCTGGACTGGCAGAGCAGACGGTCGATTCGATCAAGTCCTTTGAGGGCTGCGACATCGTATGGGTGGAAGAGGCCCAGACGGTGAGCAAGCGTTCTTGGGCGGTGCTAATCCCGACGATCCGCAAGGACGGTTCCGAAATCTGGATCTCGTTCAATCCAGAGCTGGAAACAGATGAGACGTACGACCGGTTCATTACGAACCAGCCGGAAGACGCAATCATCGTTGACATGAATTACACGGATAACCCGTGGTTCCCTGAAGTTCTGGAAAAGGAGCGGCAGCACGCGAAAGCAACTTTGCCGAAGACTGAGTACGAGAACATCTGGGAAGGCAAGTGCATGCCTGCTGTGGCGGGCGCGATCTACTTTAACGAGGTCGCAGCAACAGAAGCAGGCAAGCGTATCTGCAATGTGCCGTATGACCCAATGCTTAAGGTGCACGTGGTCTTTGACCTTGGCTGGAACGATTCGATGGCGATTAGCCTGGTGCAGGTGAATGCGTCAGAGATTCGGGTGATTGAGTACATCGAGGATAGCCACAAGACGCTTGATCACTACTCATCGCTCTTGCGCGAAAAACGCATGAATTGGGGAACGGTTTGGCTTCCTCATGACGCCAGACACAAGAACATCCAGACCGGCAAAAGCGCTCAGGAAGTAATGGAAGCGCTGGGGTGGGATGTGGCTATTACGCCAAACATGAGTATTGAGGATGGCATTCGGTTGGTGCGGATGACATTCCCGCGCATCTATTTCGACAGGGCGAAAACCGAGCGGTTGGTGCAGTGCGCCAAACGTTACCGCCGCAGCGTAAATCAGCAGACGAACGAGCCCGGAGCCCCGATGCATGACGAATGGTCGCACGGTGCCGATAACCTTCGTTACCTCTGCGTCAATGCGGAAAACATGACAAATGAAAGCTGGATTGACGATGATGACGACTACCGCGATCACCAGGGCAGGAGCAGCGTAGGTGGCTACTGAATACGACATGGTCGAGTCTGACGCCGAATACAGCGAGGAAGGCCAAGAGGCGCAGCCGGCCGGTACGATTGCGCAGTTCATTGACGTGCCTAATCTCGTCCCGATGCTGGGCGAAGAAGTCGTCAAGAAGATCGGCCAAGAGGTTGTAAAGGGCTACAACATCGACAAGGCCAGCCGTAGTGATTGGGAGCGACAGACCAAAGACGCGATGGATCTTGCCATGCAGGTCGCGCAAGAGAAATCCTGGCCGTGGGCGAAAGCTGCAAACGTCAAGTATCCACTGATTACGTCAGCAGCAATCCAATTCAGTGCACGCGCCTATCCGGCTATCGTAAGCGGTGAGGGCGTGGTGCGCGGCATGGTGAGCGGTCCCGACCCAGACGGATCAAAGAAGCTGCGCGCAGAACGCATCGGGCACCACATGTCCTACCAGCTCCTTGAGCAAATGCAGGACTGGGACGAGGATACGGACAAGCTCCTGCTGCAGATCGCGATCGTAGGCTGCGCGTTCCGCAAGTCCTACTTTGACAGCGGCATGGGCCAGAATTGTTCGGATCTAGTGCCGGCCAAGCATCTGATCTATAACCACGCAACGCCATTCCGCAAGCTGCGCCGTATAACCCAAGAGCTATTTCTATACAAGAACGACGTAGTCGAGAAGGTGCGCGGCGGTATTTGGGAGGACATCGAACTCGGCCTTCCGTCCGGGACAGACAACGACGAAGACGGTCATTTCGAGTTTCTGGAGCAGCATTGCTGGTATGACCTGGACGAGGACGGCTACAAAGAGCCGTACGTTGTCACGGTGCGCAAGGATACGTCAGAAGTGGTGCGCATTGTTGCACGCTTCGATCGTGATGGAATTCTGCTCAACAGCAAAGGACAGATTGCCAAGATCGAGCCGGTTGAGTTCTTCACCAAGTACGCCTTCATGCCGAACCCGGACGGTGGAAGCTATGACATTGGCTTGGGCGCGCTGCTGAACCCGATCAATGAGACGGTCAACACCGTCTTAAACCAGATGCTGGACGCCGGCACGCTGGCAAACACAGGCGGCGGATTCATTGGTAATGGCCTTCGCATGAAGTCCGGGCCAGTCAAGTTTGCTCCAGGCGAATTCAAGCCAGTCGACAACAAGGGCGGCGCTATTCGGGACAACATCTATCACATGGAGTTCGCCGGGCCGTCTCCGGTCTTGTTCCAGCTGCTCGGTATGTTGATCGAGGCGGGCAAGGATATTTCGTCGGTCAAGGACATCATGACTGGTGATCAGCAAGCGAATCAGACGGCGACGACTACGCTAGCCCTGATCGAGCAAGGCCAGAAGGTATTCAGCGCCATTTACAAGCGTGTGCATCGCTCACTCAAGGCTGAGTTCCGCAAGCTGTACCGCCTGAACAAGCTGTACATGCAACCGGAAGAGTATTACCGCTTCCAGGACAAGATGGAGCCGATCCTGCTGGAGGACTACCAAGGCGACGATACAGACGTTGCGCCTGTATCCGATCCAAATCTGGTGACAGACGCTCAAGAGATGATGCGTGCGGAGGCGCTGATGAAGTTCATCGGCGACCCGATGGTCAACCAGATGGAAATCCGCAGGCGCTACCTCGTGGCGATCAAGGAAGAAAGTCCCGAGTCGTTGCTGCAGGAGCCACCGGCCCCGCCTGAAGACCCGCGGATTGGCGAAATCGCGGCAAACATCCAGATCAAAGAAGCCGAAACAATGGCGAAGATCGAGAAGATGGAAGCCGAAGTGGCCGACATCAAAGCTGGCGCGCTCCTCAAGCTGGCGCAGGCTGAAGCGCAGGAAATCGGCAATCAGATGCAGCTTTATATGAGTCAGATGCAAGCGCTAATGCAGCGCATGGAGGCAATGAATGGACAAAGCGGAGTACGAGGAATGGAAGCACCACCCGCTAACGAAGCAGTTCCACCAGTTCCTGCTGGACTACCGGAAGAAGTTGATGGAGGACTGGGCGGAGGGGAGTTTCAGCAATCCGGACTTGACGGCGGGAGCGCTGAGGAACTCGGAGGCGGTGGCGAGATGCCAGGTCTATAAGGATTTGGTCGAGTTGGATGCTGGTTATATCAGTGAGTTCTACAGTAAAGGGACAGCAAATGAGCAATATCACCATGCAAGGCAAGAAGTTTCAACCGATTGAATACAAGGTTGTTGTTCTCCCAGACTTGATCGAGGAAACAGACGACACAATCAAGCGCTTCAAGGCGCTCGGCATGGAATTGCCAGAGGCCGAAAAGGAGCGCGAAATGCTGCGCCAGATCACTGGAACGCTTGTTGCCGTTGGCGGCAAGGCGTTCGAGGACTTCGGCGATCCGTCACCGAAGGTTGGTGACAAGGTGTACTTCGCCAAGTATGCGGGAATGCTGCTGCGGGCCGATGACGGCGAGGAATACCGGCTGATGTGGGATAAGGACATCACGGCGGTGTTGGTGTGATTTGGCTTGACCGCGCACTAGTGGTTTCACCCTACTACTAAGCGCTCTGCCTTTGAAAAAAGAAGTAGCCAAGTCATAAGCCACCTTCGGGTGGCTTTTTTATTGCGCGCGAGGAAAGCATGAAGCAATACACACCATACGACGACAGCACAGCACAGCAAGTTGTGGCATTCGTCAAACACTACACAAATACGAAAAAGCGTGTCAGCGACTTGACGCTGTTTGCCAACAAGGCGGACAAGGAAGGTGGCGTTCTTACGCTGAGTCTTGAGGCGCACCAGGATGGCATTGCGCTTGATGTCGGCCCGGGTTTTTTGATGCCACGCCTGCTGGAAGAACTGGAAGCACAAAAGGTGCTGGCAGCGAAGCTTGAGCGCAAAGCCAAGCAAATCATTGGCATTCTCAACAGCTAAGGAAAGCAAATGTTCTATCTAAGGAAGCAGCACACGTACCGTAATGAGGAGGGTGGTGAGGGTGACGGCGGAGCCGCTGGCGAGAGTAAGAACGAGCCGCAAGCCAACCACAACGCCGAGGTGGAGGAAAAAGCCCGCAAGATGGGGTGGACTCCGAAGGAAGAATTCAAGGGTGACCCTGGGAAATGGCGTGATGCTGCCGAGTTTGTGGAGCGAGGCGAGAACATGGTTCCGCTGTTGCGCTCACAAGTGCAGCGTCAGACCAAGCAAATTGATGAGCTGAAAAAGACTATTTCCGAATTTGCTGAGTTCCACACGAAAGTGGAGCAGAAGGCGTATGAACGCGCATTCCGCGAGCTAAAAGCTAAGCAGATCGAGGCTGTAGCGAAGGGCGACGCGGAAGCATTCATGCAAGTCGATCAGGAGATGGCCGCACTCCATAAGGAGGCTTCAGAGGCCCCGAGGATCAAGGTTCCGCAGAACGATGTGGTGCACCCGGAATATGCCGAGTGGGTGGCGCGGAATACATGGGCGGAAACCGATCCGGAACTGGCTGCATACGCCGAGGCACAAGCGCAATTTTTGCGCGCACGCGGCGATAAGCGCGAGGGCATGGAATTTCTGGATGCTGTGAAAGAGCGCGTGAAAAAGGAATTTCCCGAGCGCTTCGGCAATCCCCGTCGAAATTCAGCGCCTGCCGTGGAAGGCGCAAGCGCGCCAGCGAAGAAGGGCGGCAAAACATATGCCGACCTGCCGGCAGAAGCGAAAGCCGCATGCGATCGGTTCGTGAAGAACTCCGGCGGCAAGCTGACACGCGAAACCTACGTTAAACAGTATTTCGAGGGAGAGTGACCATGGCACGTGAAGACCGAGTTTCAAGCAGGGAAGATTCAGGCAGAAGTAAGCGCGTCCCATTGGGCGTGTCGCGCACCAAGTTGGCGGTTCCGAGCAGGGCCGGCTACGTCCGTCGTTGGGTCAATGATTCCGAGGGAAGACTGCAACAGGCGGAGCAGGGTGGGTACCAGTTCGTAGAAGACCAGAAGCTGCAGATCGGCGACCCGGACATCGACAACACGAACCGCGACCTTGGTGCGAGAGTGAGCCGCGTAGTGGACAAGTCCACCGGCAAGAAGGCCTATCTCATGGAGATCAAGGCCGAATTCTATGAGGAAGATCAACGGATCAAGAAAGCGTCTCTCGATGAGACTGACGCCGCGATCCGCAAAGGCACGCTGCACGATGCTGATAACCGCTACATCCCAGAAAAGGGAAGCGGGATCAAGATCGAAACGAAGTAATTCAATCGTGCCGGCCTCGCGCCGGATTTGTTTATGTAAAGCCGCCTTTGTGCGGCTTTTTCATTTGGAGATTCACAAATGGCAAACGTTGATAGCCCGTTTGGGCTGAAGCCTGTAGCCCATCGAAACGGCGCGCCTTATAACGGCTCGTTTCGGTACTACTCCGTCGCTGCCGGCGACGCTACCGCAATCATGATTGGCGATCCGGTAACCCTTGCCGGTACCTCGCAAACCATCAATGGCCGCATCTACAGCGATGTCGTTCGCTCCGCTACTGGTGATGTATTCCAGGGTGTGTGTGTCGGTGTCGTACCTGTTACGGCCGATTCGCTGCGCTACCGCGCCGCTTCGACCCAGCGTGTGCTGATGGTTGCAGACGACCCGGATCTGATTTTCGAGATCCAGGAAGTTTCTGGCGGCACCGCGCTGACGGCAAATGATGCTGGCCTAAACGCCAACATCGTTGTTGCTGCTGGCAGCACGGTAACGGCACTGTCTGGCGTCGAGCTGAATAACGCCACTGAAGCCACTACCAACACCTTGGATGTGCATATCGTCGGCCCGGTCAATCGGGAAGACAACGCAATTGGCGAGCACTGCAAGTGGCTGGTGACGTTCAACCGTCATCAATTCCGTAACCAAGTAGCCGGCATCTAAGGAGAACAGCATGTCAGTCATCAATACGGGCAACCACCCGAAACATCTCTGGCCTGGCGTCTTTGCCTTCTTTGGCCAGACCTACGAGCAGCACGGCGAAGAATGGCGTGATCTGGTCGACGTCGTCACGTCGGACAAGAACTACGAAGAAATGGTGCAGAACAATGGCTTTGGCCTGGCTCCGATCAAGGAGCAGGGCGCATCCATTGCCTATGACACCGACTCGCAAGGCGGCACGGCACGCGCAACCCACATCACGTATGGTCTCGGCTATATCGTGACCCGTGAAGAAATCGAAGATAACCAGTATGAAAAGGTCGCAATGGATCGCGCCCAGGCACTGAAAATCTCGATGATCGAAACCAAGGAAAACGTCGTTGCAAACTTCCTGAATCGCGGTTTCGACTCCAACTACACGGGTGGCGCGGATGCGAAAGAGCTTTTCAGCGCCTCGCACACGACCTCCGCCGGCAATCAGAGCAACATTCTTGCCACAGCAGCCGATCTTTCGGAAGCTGCGCTGGAAGACATGATCATCCAGATCATGGGCGCTCAAAACGATCGCGGCCTGAAGATCAAGCTCATGCCGCAAACCCTGCATGTGCCGCGCCAACTGGTCTACGAAGCAACGCGCATCCTGAAGTCGATCAACCAGAACGACTCCGCCAACAACGCAATCAACGCGCTGCGCGCAATGAACGCGCTTCCCGGCGGCGTGAAGGTCAATCACTACTTCACCGATCCGGATGCCTGGTTCATCAAGACCAACGTTGTCAAAGGCTTGACCCTGTTCCAACGTCGCGCCCTGGAGTTCACCAAGGACAACGACTTCGGCACAGAAAACGCCTTGGCAAAGGCCACCGAGCGCTACTCGGTGCAGTGGGGTGACTGGCGCACCTACTTCGGCTCTGCCGGCGCGTAATCCAGCAGTAACAACTAGCGGCCCCTTCGGGGGCCGTTCTCTTTTCAGAACGCTAGGAGATTCAAATGCCTACCCCTACACGCTACACCAGCGGCATCTCGACCGCCGCAAAGAACAACCCGCTCGGCATGTTCGGCATGCCCGACCCAACCAAGTGGCACGTCTACTTTAATGACTTCGACCATTTCGCTACGGCCGACTGGACCATCACCACGACTGAGGCTGGCGCTGGCAGCGCAACCGAGGCGCTGACCGATGCAAATGGCGGCGTACTGCTGATCACCAATGACGCTGCCGACGACGATTGCGATTGGTTTCAGAAGGTCGGCGAGTCCTTCCTGCTGGCGTCCGGCAAGAAAGCCGTTTTCAAAGCACGTTTTGCAGTGAGCGATGCTACCCAGTGCGATTGGGTTATGGGCTTACAAGTCACCGATACCACTCCGCTTGCTGCTGGCGGCGATGGCGTCACCGATGGCATCTTTTTCCAGAAGGACGACGGCGACACCAACATCGACTTCTACGTTCAAAAGAACTCCACCACCGGCCAACTCACCAGCACTGCAATCACCACCGCAGCGGCTGCTGACACTTACATGAGCCTGGCCTTCTATTTCGATGGCAAGCGCTACGTCGAATGCTACAAGGATGACGCGCTGGTCTACACCGCCGACCTCACGGCAACCCTGTCCACCTACTTGCCGGATACCGAGCTGACTATCAGTTTTGGCATTCAGAACGGTGAAGCTGTGGCCAAGACCATGAGCGTGGACTACATCTTCGCGGCCATCGAGCGTTAATCAAATTGGGCTACGGCCCAATTCTTTGGAGGCTTTCATGGCTGACACAGTAGACGTAACCGCGCTGTTCGTAGGTCGGCGCAGGGCGGCATATCGCCTCACCAATGTTTCGGACGGGACTGGTGAAAATGCCGTGGCAAAGGTGGATATATCCACGTTGACGGGCCCTAATGGCGTATCGGCGACAACCAAAACCGTTGTTGAACAAATCGAGTGGTCCATCCAGGGCTTTACCTCTGTCCGCTTGTTCTGGGACCACACAACGGACGACGAGATCGCAGTTTTGTCCGGTGCTGGATTCAAGGACTACCGGGATTATGGCGGGCTGGTCGATCCGGGATCAACTGGAGGGACCGGTGACGTACTGCTGACGACTGCAGGCGCGGCCGCTGGTGCAACGTATGACATCACGATCACGCTTCGGCTGAAAAACTGATGTTCCGGCTCAACTGGTTCTTTACGTGGGCGGATGACGCGGCGGCTGAAGTATCGGCTGTCGTACCAATCATGGCGCGGCATGGGCGCTCGCGTGCCGGTGTTGGTTCGAGGGGGCGGTGATGGCATCCGTAACGATACAAGTAACCGCAGTCTGCGCCGGCGGCGACCATGCCACGGTCAGGCTGACCAAGGATGGTCAGTCGCGCACGTTGCCCATGCTGGTGCAGGAACTGCGCGGATCGATCACGCAAGAGGATGTCGAGGCGTTCGCAAAAGTGGCATTCCGCTTGCTGGCTGAGGGTAAGACTGCGGCGCAGTTCAAGACGGCGGCACAGGCCGGGTTCACGGTGACGATATGAGCGCGCTGACTCTGCTCTCTGGTGATGGCCCGCTGTTGCTGGATGATCTGGCACAGACCGGTGTCCCCAGTTTTTTGACGACGGCAGTGATGGATGCGTCCACTGAAAAGCTGGCCATCGTCGGCTGCGTATGGCATCCAACGGTCAAGACTGGAACGATCAACATCCGCAAAGTGCATTTCCGCGTCGGCGCACTGACATTCAATGCAGCATCAACCATCCGCGTGTCTCTACAGAACGTGAGCGCAACGGCTGGTCCGCCCTATCAGCCGGATGGATCACAGGATCAGATCTACGATTTTGCTTCTGGCGCCGGTCTGACGGCGAATGCATGGAACGCCACCGGTAATTTGTCAGCCGACCGCACTGTTTCCATGAGCGCCACGAACATAGCAGATGCAAATTCGCGTTGGGTGGCTGTGGTGTTTGAGTTCCAGGCTTTCACCGCCGCAGATTCCCTTGTGCTGAGCGCCATGTCAGCCAACTCCGGCAACGGCGCACTTGAGCATCTGATTGGCGGAAGCATGTTGCTTAATACGGGCTCTTGGGCAATTGCTAACTGTCAGGCTTCTGTAGTAGCTCTGGAATGTGACGATGGTTCCTTTGCTTTTCTCACCGGCTCCCGCCCTGTCAGTGCGATCAGTAGCGCCACGATAGGCAGTGGGTCCGCCATTCGTGCCGCAGGAATGAAATTTCGCTTCCCCATGGAAGTCCAGATTGACGCCATAGGCTTGATGCTGACGGTGCAGAACGGCGCGGACGGCGACCTTATTTTGTACGACAGCGACGGCACCACGGTACTGGCCTCAGTTGCAGTGGACAACGATGCGGTCTTTTCGACAGCGGCGCGGGTGGCCGTTGGGCAGATTCCAGCTATTACGCTGGCTGCCAACACGTATTACCGGCTGGTGTTCGTATCATCGACCGCGACGACGGCAACGATGAACTATGTGGAAGTCAATACGGCGGCACTAATGGATGGTTTTGTGGGCGGTCAGAACTTCCATTGGACCCAAAGAGACAGCGGCGGTACGTGGACGGATACAACCACGCGTCGCCCGCTGTTTGCCATGAAGCTGTGCTCTGTGCATGACGGCACAGGTGGTGGAGGTGGCAACACCTACAGCCGTGGGAGGATCGTTAATCCATGAGGCTACTCAAACAATCAACGGCGCGTGACATCGTCGTCTTTATGACCGACTCTTCCGACCATGTGAGCGGAAAGACCGGCCTGACGCTGACGATCACGGCCAGCAAGAATGCTGCCGCTTTCGCGTCAATCACACCGACCGTCACTGAACTGGCAACCGGCTGGTACAAGCTTGCGCTGACTACGTCTCATACCGACACACTTGGCGATCTCGCGTTGCACATCACGGCAACCGGCGCCGATCCTACTGACACGCTCATGCAGGTTCTGGCGCTGTTGCCAGGCGATGCGGTGACGCTTCAGTCTGGGCAAGTGGTTGCGAGCGTCACCGGTGCCGTCGGCTCGGTAACCGGAAATGTCGGCGGGAACGTTGCCGGGTCGGTTGGCTCGGTGACCGCAGGCGTCACGGTGTCGACCAATAACGACAAGACTGGCTATGCGATCGGAGCAGGGGGCATCGAAAGCGCGTCGTTCGCGGCGGGCGCGATCGACAATGCGGCGATTGCAGCCGATGCCATCGGATCGTCTGAGCTTGCACAGTCCGCGGCGCGTGAAATCGCTGACGAGGTGCTTGACCGCAATCTGGCCGGCGGCGGCTCTGGTGATTCCAGAAACGTGCGGAACGCCCTTCGCTCGCTGCGGAACAAGGCGTCCATCGCAGGCGGAACGCTGACCGTGTGTCAGGAAGACGATTCGACAACCGCGTGGACGGCGGCGGTAACCACTGCGGCCGGCGATCCCATCAACTCGATTGACCCGACATGATGAAAAAGTACCTCTACAAGCTCGGCGTGTGGCTGGTTGAGCGCTTTGGCGAGCCCATCAAGCCGCAATACGTGCCGGAAGTTGACAAGAACATCGTGCGTGCGGCCGGTGAGATTGTGGCCCGATGGCATGCACAGAAGGCTTCCGGCGAGTACAAGCGCCATGCCGCGCTCGCTGAACTGATCAAGGCATTTCCGGACGCGGAGAAGAGGGCGCTGTCGATGGCTATTGAGCTGGCCGTGTGGGGGATCGAATGAACGACGATTTTGTTCTTGGCGATTCAAACGCGATTTGCGACGTGTGCGGATTCAAGTTTAAAGGAAGCCAGCTGCGTAAGCGGTGGGATGGCGCGATGACCTGTTCGAAGGACTGGGAGTCGCGGCACCCGCTCGATACGCTCAAGTCCCGCCAGGAGCGCCAAAACGTCAAAGACGCACGACCCGAGCCCGAGTATCGGTTTTTGACAACGAATGAAGTTCAGCCGGAGGATCTGTAATGCCAACGTCTGGCTCTACTAATTTCACTGTAAGCAGCGGCGAAATCGTCCGTGACGCTATGGAAATGGTCGGCGTCGTCGGTGTTGGTCAAACGCTGTCCGCAGACGATTCGGCCCTTGGCTTCCGCAAGCTGAACATGATGATTAAGGCGTGGGCGGCACAGGGCATCCACCTGTGGGCGGTCAATGAAGCCACGCTTTTTCTGAATGTTGGCCAGCAGTCCTATACTCTTGGCACCGCACACTGCACGGACAATTATGTGCAGACGACGCTCAGCACGGATGAGGCAACTGGCTCCACAAGCCTTGGCCTAACCTCCACGTCCGGTATGTCCGCAAGTGACAACATCGGCATTGTGCTGGATAGCGGCACGATTCATTGGACGACCATCAGCGGAGCGCCGGGAAGCCCGACGACGATTGCCGATGCGCTGCCAAGCGCCGCTTCGGCTGGATCCGTAGTGTTTGCCTACACGACCAAAATTGGCAAGCCGTTGCGCGTGCTGTCGGCATATCGCCGCGACATCAATGGCCAAGACACGCCGATTGAAATGATCGCTCGCGAAGACTATGCGCGGCTCGCTAGCAAATCGACCGCCGGTAAGCCAATCCAAGCCTTCTATCTGCCGCAACTCACCACCGGAACGCTTCGGATTTGGCCAACTGCTGATCTTTCGACAGATGTTGTGCGGTTTTGGTACGAACGCACACTCGAAGATTCTGACGTGGCTGGAGATGATCCGGATTTTCCGGTTGAGTGCGCAGAGGCGATTGTCACGAACCTGGCAGATAGGCTTGCGGCTACCTACGGCCTACCGATGGGGGAAAGGGCTGCACTTAAGGCGGATGCGGCGCTGGCACTCGATGCAATGTTGAGCTTCGACCGTGAAGACACGTCTCTCATGTTCCAACCGGATATTCGGTAATGCGCGTCCCGCTCCTATCCGCCAGCTACAGCGCTGAATCGCTGATTGCGTCCGCGCAGCGCTGCATCAATTTGTATCCTGAGGCGAATCCGCCTGACGCATCAGCGCCGACGACGTTCTACGGCACGCCAGGATTGAGCCTTTGGACGACGATTAGCGGCGCTGGCGGGCTCCGCTTGCTGTTCCGCTCGAGCAATAACATCCTGTTTGCGGTTCGCGGTAACACGCTGAGCCGCTACAGCGCCGGCTCATGGGTCGATGTGACCACGCTTTCGACAAGCACAGGTCGCGTGGTTGCTGCTGACAACGGCAATACGGCCGTGTTTGTAGACGGCACGACGACCGCCCCGACTATCGATTTGTCCACGTTTGCAGTAGGCGCGATGTCCGGAGATGGTTGGTATGGTGCCGATTTCGTTTACTACATCGACGGCTTCTTTGTATTCAACAAGCCTCGAACGCAGACTTTCTATAAGACGGCCGCCCTGGCCGTGACGCTTGATCCGCTGGACTTTGCGAGTGCTGAGTCCATTCCTGACCAGCTTGTGTCAATGATGGTCGATCACGGCGAGATTTGGCTGTTTGGTGAGTTCACCACGGAGGTTTTCGATAATAGCGGCGCGTCTGATTTCCCGTTCCAACGCATCGGCAGCGCAATCATGTCCGTTGGCTGTGCTGCAAAGCATTCGCCTGCTGCGATCGACAACAGCATTGTCTGGCTCGGTCGCGATCAGAACGGCGAGGGCATGGTCTGGCGGGCGCAAGGTTACAACCCTGTCCGGATCTCCTCACACGCGCTGGAAGTTGCGATTCGTGGGTATTCCCGCATCGATGACGCCGAGGCCTATGTCTACCAGCAGAACGGCCATGCGTTCTATGTGCTGAACTTCCCGACCGCTGACAAAACGTGGGTTTGGGACGCGGCCACTGGCTTGTGGCATGAGCGGGCCTATCGCGATTCATCCAACAACCTGCATCGTCATCGCTCGTGCTGCCATGTGCTTTTCGATCGAATGAACCTAGTTGGCGACTGGGAGAACGGCAACATCTACGAATTTGACCTCGGCACGTACACCGATAACGGAGACGCAATCCAGCGCATCAAGTCATTCCAGCATCTTCAGGCAGACGGCAAGCGCATCCGGATAGACCGGTTCGAGCTGGACATTGAAGTCGCGGTCGGATCAGAGGCTGGGGAAGACCCAATGGCCTCGATCAAGCTCTACGCCGACCGTGGCAAGACGCTTGCGGCTACGAATGTCCGCTCGCTCGGCAGGATTGGAGCTTATGCCACACGGGTGGAAGTGCATCGCTGTGGCACGCATCTTGACCCGGTTTTTGAGGTTTCGACCACGGCAGACGCGAAGATTGCATTCCAAGGCGCATTTATTGACGCTGTTCCGATGCTGCGATGAGCACTATTTCATTACCGCCGCGGCGCGAAGCCATTGTCCAGGCGAATGGTCAGGTTAGTCCGGTCTGGCTGCGCTGGTTCAACGACGTTTTGCAGCGCTTAGGCGGGGGCGAGGTTGACACAGATCTTGCGGCCATCGTTGCCCTGCTGACTGAGGCCGGTGCGGAAATCGATGAATTACAGAGTGAGTACGCGCCGGAACCGGTCGCAGTCCGCGAGGCGCTGCGGGCTGTTGAGGAACTACGCGGGGAGCTGGCGTCTGTCCGCATGGCAAACGACGAATTGCGCGGCCAAATCGAGGATTTACACAGGCAAATGCAGCAATCGCGAGGCGAGGACTTGCGCAACCGTATTGAAACCATAGAAGGAAGGCTAGGCTAATGGCAATCTCCTACTCCAAACTGTTTGAGCCGACCGTGCTCACCACCAGTGCAGCAACGCTCTTTACCGTGGGCGCTACGCCGACATCGAATCTCCTGCGCGGTGGCCGTGTGCGCTTTACCAACACGACGGCGGGCGCTGTCACCGTCACGGCGTATGCGATCGCATCTGCCGGCGCTGCTGCAGACGGCAACGCAATCCTGAAAGCGAAGTCCATCGGCGCGAATGACTACTTGGACGTTGACCTGCCGACCATGAAGGCTGGCGACTTCCTCCAGGCGCTGGCGAGTGCTGCGACCTCGATCACGGCGCACTACATCACCGGATCGGTGTTCTCCTAATCCCCGTAGAGGATCTGATGACACCAAGCTATGCACCAAAGACGGTTTACACGTATGGCGTACGGGCGCCAGAACCAATCAAGGTGCGGGAAAACCTCCTTCGCCTTGAATCTGAAATGAGGCGGATGGAGCAGGTTGACATTGCCGTCACGCATCACTTTGCTCCGGGCGCCTATGCTCGGGAAATCTTCATTCCCAAGGGCGTTACCTTGGTCGGCAAGCTGCACAAGACGTCCTTCCTTTGCATTATCTCGAAAGGGCGTGTTCACGTGGTGACGGAGCACGGCAAGGAAGTGTATGAGGCGCCGTATACCTTTGTTTCACCAGTGGGCGCAAAACGCGCGATCTATGCCGAGGAAGACACGGTATTCACAACTTTCCATGTAACCGAGGAAACGGACGTAGGAAAGATAGAAGAAACCATTATTGCAAAAAGTTACGACGACCTGCCTGCGCTCGACGAGTCCGCCGAGCCTTTGAAATTGAAGGAGATTTGATATGACATGGGTAGCAACAGCTGTCATTGGCAGCGCAGTCGTCGGCGCTGGCACATCGGCGTATGGAGCAAATAAGGCAGCGAATGCGCAGGAAAGCGCTGCGAATCAGGCTAATCAATTAAGTCGCGAGGCGCAAATTCAAGCGCGGGCTGATCAGGCCCCTTGGCGACAGGCAGGCGGCGCCAGTCTCAACCGACTGAGCATTCTGTTGGGGCTGGACCCGAAAATGTCGGGGGTGATGCCGACTCTTGAAAACTCGTCCGACATCCGCGCCCGACTCGCGCCGACTTACCGCAGCTTAAAGCTAGCGCCAACTGATTACACAAGTCGCCTTAATCTTGCGGTGCGTGCAGAGCAGCAAAAGCAGCGTGACGCACTGGCCGAGTACAAGAAAAATCCGGTCACGAATAACGTGACACATCCTGAGTTCGGCTCGTTGATGGACGACTTTACGCTCGCGGACTTCGAGAAAGATCCGGGCTATGAGTTCCGATTGGCCGAGGGAATGCGTGGGCTGGAAAACAGTGCTACGGCTCGTGGCGGGTTGCTGTCCGGTGCGGCACTGAAAGCAGCTGCCCGGTTTAGTCAGGACTTTGCGTCAAACGAGTTTGGTAACGCATGGAATCGCGACAGCATCAATAAGACAAACAAGTTCAATCGCCTTGCTTCGCTGGCCGGTGTTGGGCAAACAGCGGCAACGCAGATGGGCAATACCTCTCTGCAAACTGCGCAAACGATCGGCAACAACACGACCGGCGCTGGAAATGCACGGGCATCCGGCTATGTCGGCACGGCGAACGCCATCAATAACGGAATTTCGCAGGGGATGAATTGGTGGCAGGGTAATCAGCTGATAAACAAATTAGGCAGCGGTGGCGATTGGTGGACAACGCCGGCCGGCATTAACGCAAATGGCGGAGGTTTCTGATGCCAATTGATCCTCGTATCGCCCTTGGCATCCAGCCGGTGCAGCTTGAAAACCCGCTGGACGCTTACGCCCGCGTCTCCCAAGTGCAGGCCATGCAGCAGCGCAACCGGTTGACGGATCTGATGTTTCGGGACAAGGAGCGAGAGTTGCAACAGGAGAATGCTCTTGCGGGCTTGTATCGTAATGCCATCGGCGCGGATGGTAAGGTTGACCGGTCTAAGGTTCTGACGGGCGCTGCTTCTGGCGGCCTTGGAGCGAAGATCCCGAGCCTGCAAAAGGGCTTTGCGGAGCAGGACAAGTCTGAGGCGGAGTTGCACAAGATCAGGTACGAGGCCGTTACAAAGGCGGACGCTTTCCATCGTGATTTGCTGTCGAACGTGAACGATCCGCAAGCGGCTGCGCAATGGCTGCAGGCGACATATAACGATCCGCTGCTGGGGCCGATGTTCGCACGCGCACGCCCGATTGACCAGGCATTGGCCGCAATTCCGCAAGACCCGGCCGGGTTCGCAGATTGGAAGCGACAAAGCGCACTTGGTGCGACGAAATTTATCGAACAGAACAAGCCGACGATCCAGACGCGCAATCTTGGAGGCACAACCGAGACGATGGCAATCAATCCGTTCGATGGCTCTACCAAGGTGACGAATAGCGTCAAGAACACGATGTCGCCGGATACGGCCGCCACTACTGCTCTCGGATTGGCAAACAACAAGGTGGCGCGGGATCGGCTGGACTTTGATCAGAAGCAGCCGAAGGGCCAGTACGACGCTGATCGTGGCGTCATCGTGGATACTCGAACAGCTACCGCTACGCCAGTAAAGGGTGCAGATGGTCAGCCGATCGGTGGGAAGGACAAGCTTCCGGAGGCGCAACAGAAGCAAGTAATTGGCGTACAGAACCTGAGCAACGCGATTCAGGAGTACCGGGACGAACTGAAGAACTTCGGATTCGGCTCCGGGCTGAGCCCTGATAAGCGGGCCTTGATGGGTACGAAGTACAACAACATGATGCTGCAGGCGAAAGAGGCCTATAACCTTGGCGTCTTGAACGGCCCAGATCTGGAGATCCTAACCAGCGTGATCACCGACCCGCGTTCACTGAAAGGGACATTTACCTCAAACGAAACGCTAGACAAGCAGGCGTCAGAGCTCGATCGCATCATGCAGGGCGTTGGAAAGGTGGCAAGCCAGCCGAAGCCACGGGTAGACGGATCGAAGACCCCGGCCACAAGCGCAGGGCCAAAAGCCGGCACAGTAGAGGGTGGCTACAGGTTCAAAGGCGGCAATCCTGCCGATCCTAACTCATGGGAGAAGGTGTGATGGCCGGACCTTGGGAAAAGTACGCAGCGCAGACGGAAAGCGGCCCGTGGACGAAGTACCAGAGTGCTGTCCCTCAAAAGGCAGAAACCAGCCTTTCCGACGACATTAAGCAGGGCGCTGGCAACATTGCCGCCGGTCTCGTTCGCGGCGCTGGCTCCATTGGCGCGACTATCCTTGCACCAGTTGATGCCGCTGCCCGTGCCGTCGGTGTTGAAAACAGTTGGATCGGACGCAAAGATCGCCGCGAAGCGATGAATGCGGGACTGGCGTCAATGGGCGCTGAAGCCGATTCCTTCGGCTATGGCCTTGGGAAGCTGGCCGGAGAAATCGCTGGAACGGCAGGCGTCGGCGGAGTTCTCGCTAATGGCGCTCGGTTTGCCGCTCCTTCTGCCATAGCTGCATCTCCGCGACTCGCTCAGCTTGTATCGGCCATTGAGTCAAGCGGCTTCACTACAGGCGCACCTGCAGCGACAACAACTATTGGCAGGCTTGGCAATATGCTGACTCGGTCGGCTGGTGGGGCTGCAACAGGTGCTGGCGCTGCTTCATTAATCAATCCCGACGATGCTGCAACTGGCGCGTTAGTCGGTGCTGCAATGCCGCCAGTAATTGCGGGAGTTGGACGCGCAGGGGATTATGCATCACGGGCGGTTGGCTCAGTTGTTAAGCCGTTCACCCGCGCAGGTCAAGATGAAATAGCGGGTAACGTGATTCGACGCTTTGCCGAGGGTGGGCCGGCCACAATCAATTCAGCGAAATTTGTTCCGGGATCGGTTCCAACTTTAGCCGAGGCAACCGGCAACGCGGGAATAGCCACGCTGCAGCGCGGCGCTCGGGATCTTCGCCCTAATGCGTTTGTTGAGCGAGAGGCGCAGAACGCCGCAGCTCGTTTGACGGCTTTCGATGATGTGGCGGGGGATGCTGGGAAACTTGATTTCTTTAAAGCTTCTCGTGGACAGACCGCCGGAGAATTGTATGACGCCGCGTTGAATCGGCAACCTGAGCCGTTGACGCCATACATCAAAGGGCAAATCACGCAGTTGCTCAAGCGGCCGTCGATTGATGCGGCAAGCCGTCGCGCCCAGCAGTTGGCAATGGAGCGCGGCGAGAAGCCGGCGGCAGTGGGTAGCCTTCGCGCCTTGCATGATGTGAAGACCATACTTGACGATGACATTGCTGAAGCAGTCAGGGCCGGTAAGGGAGGTCACGCCGAGGCGCTTCAAAAGACAAAGGCAAAGCTTCTGGACGTGATGGAGAAGCTCAGCCCTGAGTATGGGGAGGCTCGCGTGACCTACGCGGAGATGAGCAAGCCCATCAATGCGATGGAGACGCTGCAAGGGCTGCGCCTTACTGATGCTCAGGGGAACATCACTCTGGCAAAGATTCAGAACGCTATTCGTGGCCTTGAGCAGGCGCGTTCCGCTCCTGGCGCAAACGCAGCAAAGTCTGTGGCTGACGATCAGTTAAACACGTTAATGGCGATCCGTGACGACCTTCTGCGCCAATCGAATCTTGGTGCCGGCAGGTCTATTGGTTCCAACACGTTCCAGAACCTTGCAACTGACAATATCTTGAATTCGATGGCCGGGAACACATTGACCCGACTTGCTGAAAAGACGGGTGTTGCTGGCGCTTTGGGGCAGGTTGGAAGGTTGGCTTATAGCGGGCCGAACGAGGCAATCCGCAACCGATTGGTTGACATGATGTTAGACCCGCAATTGGCAGCACCGGTATTGTCTGGTGCGCCGCAGCTGCCGCCTAACGCGCTGACCCGTCTTCTGAATGATCCTCGCGTTCAGCAGCCGCTTTACCGCGTAGGTCCTCTTCTAACGAGCGACCGGTAAAGAGCCGATAAAAGAAATTGGCGAAAAACGCCAAGATTGCAAGGACGATCAGTTTCGTCCAGAGATAGTCCGTAAATTCCATAACCCCCGCCTCCTGCGGGATCTAGCGTTTTAGCCAGAAAACTATACCACAGGCCAGAAATAGCCTTATGAAGTAGCGCAGCGCCAAAGCAAAAGCCCCGACTGTTTGCAGCAGATCGGGGCTTTTTATTTCCCCTCGTATCTCACCTACGAAAGGACATGAGTGAAGTTTACCAAAGAGATGACACGAATGTTAGAGCTATTTGCCCAGCATAAGTCGTTACGAGCGATGTACTACGCCGGTCTTGGTATCGGTTACATGCTCGCCGCCGCCGCACTACTTCGGGCCATCGCAGCATTCCAGTAATCCACAAAACACCCATTTGAGCCGCCCCGAGCGGCTTTTTTTTCGCCTCAAGCCCGGTTCGTCCGGGCTTTTTCTTTTGGAGCGCCCAAAAATGGCCGGAACTCTTCTTCCGCTGGCAAAACAGATCATCCCTGACAACTCGTTCAATCCTGGCGTCGGTTGGAAGATCTACACCTATGAGCCGGGCACGCTGACGCCCAAGGCGACGTACCAGGACGCGGCGCTGACGACTCCGAACGCGAACCCGGTTGTGGCGGATGCGCGCGGCGAGGTCATCATGTACGGCTCGGGCCTGTACCGCGTCATCCTGAAAAACGCGGCCGACGTGACGATTTACGATCGCGATAACGTAGGGACGCCGGACCTTTCCGGGAGCAGCGGCTCTAGTCTCGTCGGATTCATTCAGGACAGCGATGATGCAGTCGCCCGGACGATGCAGGACAAGGCCCGCGAAGTCTTTAGCGTGACCGACGTGATGACCGCCGCACAAAAGACGGACGCGCTGCTGCCCAGCCCCACGCTTGACCTGCAAGCCAAAATTCAAGCAGCGGTAGACGACATCACATCACGAGGCGGCGGCAAGCTGATCTTCCCCGCTCCTTACACCTACCGCATGGACAGCGGTGTTACCGGCATCGGAAGTGATGTTGAGCTGCATATCGAGGCTGGGGCCGTTATCTCCCTCGCAAATGCGCCTACCAGCACTATTGCCTTTACCGCAGCAGGCACCGAAGGCACGGCTTACAGCTTGAGCGTCAATGCTACGGCGGGAGCCTTTACCGCGACGATCAGCGCGGCCAACCTCGTTTCCTCTGGTATCGCGTCCGGTGACTGGGTGCGCATCGCCTCAGACGAAATCTTTGATCCGGGCCGCACTGACTCCGAATGCGGCGAGCAAATCCGTGTGGCATCTGTGAACACCGGAACTGGCGTCATCACGTTCTACACGCCTCTTGCGGACAGCTACGCGACAGCCGACAGCGCGACGATTTCCAAGATCACGCACGTCCGCAATGTTTCCCTTACCGGAAGCGGCGAGATTCGCGGCGCGGGCAACAACGCAAAACAATGCGGTATTGCCGTGTATCTCGGCTACCGTCCGCACGTTGGAAACATCCTGTTCCGCAAGACCGATGGCCGCGCCATCTGGTATCGCGACGTAGTGGGCGGGACAGGTCACTTCCCGCGCTTCGCTGATTACGACCTGGTCGGGACTTCTGGCTATGGCATCAGCGTTGACAACGCCACGCAGGATTGTGTGTTCGTCGGTGCCGTTGGCGAGCAAGTTCGCCACCTCTTCACCACCAACAATTCCACGGCCACAAAGGGCATCCCGCGCCGAATCCTCATGGCAAACTGGAATATCACCAATAGCGCCCCAGCCACGGAGGGAAGCGCGGGCGGTGGCGACGCAATTGATACCCATGCAGCAGCGGAAGACATCCACCTGTTGAACGGTGTCATCCAGGGGGCGACAGGACAGGGCGTCAATTTCGAGTGCCGGTCGGGCTCCATTGTCAACGTGTATATCTATGACGCTGCCGACAACGGTGCCGCGGTTCATAACGAAACGGGCCGCGACGGTGATTACGTATTGAAGAATGTCCGTGCGTACCGCTGTGGAGGCGATGGCGTAAAAATTACCGGTGTTAAGAGTGGCATCGAGCGTCTCGAAATGGACGGCGTGTCTGGCGACGATTGCGATGGCTTCGCCATATCGGTTAATTCCCTCTCGAGCTCAATAGCTGTTGATTACGCACTACTGAGCAATCTCTCGGGCGCAAGGAATGGAAGCGCCAGCGGCTGCATTTATCTCAGCAAGATCAACGGCGGCGGCCTTAAAGGTGCATACAGCCTCGAACCCCCTGCTGCCGGTTATGGTGTCCGCCTAAGCGATTCGACTAACTTTTCCATTAATGGCGTGGGTGGCAAGTTGTCGTCTGCCGCTACCGGTGCGCTGCTCTTTATTGATGCGACATCGTCCGGGCTGACGACTGACATCACTGTTGACGACGTGATTGGCGAGAGCCCTTCTGCAGCCTCATCGTTTGGCATTCGCGTTAGCTCCAATGCAAATAATGTCACCGTAGGCCAAAACTGGCATCTCAGCACCTTCACCACGCCAATAAGCTGGGGCACCGGAACAGGACATAAGGGCGGCTATCTCACGGGTTCAGCGACTTATGACCCGGCATCGATTGCCAGCGGCTCCGGCGTCACAACATCAGTCACGGTTACGGGTGCGGCAGTAGGCGACAAGGCAGAAGCTACGTTCTCCAACTCCTTGCAGGGCATCGTTTTGACTGCCTATGTGGGCTCTGCTAATTCGGTTTCCGTACGCTTCCAGAACGGAACGGGCGGGGCGCTTGATCTCGCAAGCGGCACATTGAAGGCCGTTGTTACGAAAATCTAACCCGCCCCCGCCTAGAGCGGGTTTTTCATTTTCTCCAACAAAAAGAAAGCCATGAATATGCCAAACATAGACCCTGAAGTTCAGAAGCAAGCAGTAAAGGAGGCGCTGCGCGAGTGGCTTAACGATCAGTTTGCCGCCTTCGGTCGGTGGACGTTCTACGGCCTTATGTCGGCTGCTTTTGCAGGATTGGTGTATCTGGCACTGACAGGTTCGGGGTGGCACAAGTGAACCTCGATCTGCTGGAGAAGGAACTAACCCGTGACGAGGGTAAGAAGGCCAAGCCCTACAAATGCACGGCGGGGAAAACGACCATCGGCATAGGCCGGAATCTTGACGATGTAGGCCTTTCGGAAGAGGAGATCCGCTTTCTCTTTAAGAACGACATTGCCAGGGTTTGCGCCGATCTGGACAAGCGCCTGCCGTGGTGGAAGTCGTTGAGCGAAGCCAGGCAGAGAGTGCTTGCCAACATGGCCTTCAACCTCGGGATAGAAGGCCTCCTTGGCTTTAAGAACACGCTGGCAAAGATGCAGGCCGGCGATTACGTTGGCGCTGCCGGTGGCATGCGGGCATCCCTTTGGGCAAGGCAGGTTGGCGCACGGGCTGAGCGGCTGGCGCAGATGATGGAGGCAGGATGAACAAGCTGAAGAAGATACTGAAGTCCAAGACGATGCTGTTTTCCTTGCTGCTTGTCGTGTTTGGCGTCGTTGAAGCCAATTTAGCGCTGTTCCAGTCTTTCATCCCGCCTCAGTACTGGGGCTTGGTGGTTACTGGTATCGGCATCGTCACGGCCGTTCTGCGGTTCGTTACCACTACCAGCCTGGACGAGAAATGAACGCCCGGCTTGCAGCGGCGCTCGTGGTGCTGATTGCTTTAGCCGGCACGCACTGGAAAGCCTACGACTTCGGCAAGACGAAGATCCGGGCGGAATGGCAGGCTGAAAAGCTGGAGGCGGAGAGCCAAGCTGAAGTCCTGCGCCTTACCCGCCAATCAAGCGTCAACAGATCCGCCAAAACATTCGCCACGAACGCCGCAAAGGCCCGCCAAACCACGCAATCCAATCTCGCAAAGGTTGAAGAATATGCGCCATCTACTCATCCCCATCTGCCTGGCACTTTCCGCCTGTGGCACGACGCAGCCGCTACCGGCGAAGCGCTTGACGGTGCCAGCGGAGCTGATGCTCCCAGCGTCCCCCTTAAGGAAGCTGCCAGAACTGTTGCCGAAAACTATGCCGACGCCCGATATGACCAACAGCGTCTAGAGGCGCTGCAGCAAATCGTGAAGGATTCCGGCTGTTTTGATGTGGGGGAGTGATGGCAACTCGCAAGAAGCCTGTAATACCGATAGCAGCGGCGGAGTATTGCGGCAATTGCCGGTTCTACCGCAAATCAGAGGATGGCGGGCAATGCCGGCTTAACCCTCCCGTCATGTATGCGGAAGGGGAATCTTTATTCGCGGTGCGTCCGATTGTTGATGAGGACGATTGGTGCGGACAACATCAGCATCCCATTCAGTGAGGGCGCATGAAGATCCTGTTTATCCCAGACTCCCAAGTTCGACCCGGCGACGACTTCGAGTTCCTGCGCTGCATCGGCAGGTACATCGTGGCGAAGAAGCCTGATGTGATAGTGCATGCCGGCGACTTCGCGGATATGGCGAGCCTGTCTAGTTACGACAAGGGGAAGAAGTCGTTCGAGGGACGTAGATACAAAGCTGACGTGAAGGCTGCGCATGAGGCCATGGAGGCCTTGCTTGGCCCAATGCGTGAGTACAACGAGATGCAGTTCAGGAACAAGAAGGGGCAGTATCGCCCGCGCATGGTCCTGACACTCGGGAACCATGAGGAGCGCATCCTCCGCACGATTCAGGACGAGCCGATGCTAGACGGCGCAATCGGGATCGACGATCTGAAGTATGCGGAATATGGGTGGGAAGTGCATGACTTCCTAGAAGTGGCGGTGATCGAGGGTATCGCGTTCTCGCACTACTTCACGACAGGGGCCATGGGGAGGCCAGCGTCGTCTGCGTCAGCGATGCTGAACAAGAAGCATATGAGCTGTATTGCCGGCCACCAGCAGGGTAGGCAGTCGGCAACGGCGGTTAAGGCAGATGGCAGGCAGATCACGGCGATCATTGCCGGCTCATGCTACGAGCACGAGGAGGGCTATCTTGGACCGCAGGGGAACAAGCACTGGCATGGCATCATCATGCTGCACAACGTAACAGACGGTCAGTTTGACGAGGTGTATATTCCGCTGCATTACCTAAAAAGCAAGTACGCAGCTTAAAACTTCACCGCCGCCGGCCACCACTCGAACACCTCGGCGTGAGGGACAAACCTGACCTCGCCGGGTGGGCGCAGGTAAAAGCCTCGATTGTGCGGCGACCAAGTAGCCTCGCGCTTCGTCCCGTCGTGGAGGACAACAACGCAGATTTCGTCTCGTTGAAGTAGGTCCAGGGCCGAATCACTCATCATCCAACTCCTCAAATCTCTGCGTCCTGACTGATAGGCTTTCCGGCTTCACATTCCGCTTAGCCGTCCGCTCTCCAAGCAGGGCTAGTATCTGCACGCGGCTTTCGGTTATCCCGATGACCACGGCAGGGACTAGCTGTAGCTTGTGGCGGTACATTACCTTGTCGCCTTGTTTCCAGTTCATTTAGCGTCTGCAATGGCTTCCATTAAAGCGGCCACCATCTTTCTGCCTGCTCGCCGTTCTTTCTTGATTCTCTTCATCTTGCCTACAACTTCGTCCGCGTCGTAGGTGGTGTTGCACTTGGTGCAGGTCAAAGGCTTGACCGGTTCAATTAGCTCTCCACAGCAGTGGGGGAGGCAGGATGGGTTGTTGTAGTCGATAGGCATGCCGTCATTTTAGCCGTGCTTCTGACTGACGGCTTGCGGGCAATCCTCGTCATGTTCGCCGTGAACCTCCGCCCGGCAGAAAAGGCATCGGCGGGAGAGCAGGTGCGTTGCGCATTCAGCGGCTTTCTCGTTGGCGTAGGCTGAATCATGGGTATAGCCGGCGTCCCAATACCCGGCGCACCATGCCGCCTCAATCATCTGGCGCACCTCGTCATCCCTTCGCGCCTCTTCCAGCTCTGCCCGCAGCCGCTCCAACTCCTTGGCAGCGGGAATCCGGTCAACAGGCAGATCAGGCCGCTGGGAAAGCAGGGCATTCTTCGCCACCATGTTGTCGTGATTCGCTTTCCAGTGGTCGCGCTCCCGCTCAAGCTCCCGAATCGTCACGTCCCGGCAGTCGATGCCGTCGTAATTGTGGCGAGGATCTATTTCAAGTCTCGCCTTAAGCCGCGCTATCTCGGCAATCAGCGCAAGGACGGCTTGAGGATTGGCGGCGGCGATGAACGTTGCGTCTTCCAGCTGCATGGTGCCTGCGACGGCTTGACCTGACTCCGTTGCTACTCCTGCATCAATTGGCTCATCACACGATTGCCAATCTGTCTGCTTCCACGGCCCCGGCGTTGCCGCTTCCGCAAGCCTCTTCAGCTCTTCCACATCTGCGCCGGTAGTCGATTGGTCGGTCATGTCAGGCTCCCTCGGTCTCTGGCTTCTTGGCAAAAAGGTCGTACAGCGTCTTGATGGTATCGGGCAGTAACGCCCACGCGCAGTAGAAGTCGCTGGAAACGATGTGCGCAGGCCAGATGCAAAAGCTCTGGAACTCTCCATCTTCAAACCATGCCTCGGCGATGTGATAGCCGTCGCATTGGTTGTAGAGCAGGTAATCGCCGGGTTGCGTCGGCGTTTCGCTGGCCGGGCGGAAATCGAGGTCAAATTTCATAGATTCTCCCTTATGCTGGTTAAGCGCTAGTCTTTGGTGGGGGGGGCTCGACAATCTTCTTTGGGAAATCGGCCATCATCTCCGCCATTTCCTCGGCGCGCTTTACTTCGTCCTTGACCCACTGCGGTGGATCAACGTTCGTCGGCTTCAGGAATGGCGTATCATCGCGCAGATAGATGCGGCCATTGGCAAAGTCGTGCATCTTGTGGCCGAGCGATTCGAACATGTCGATGCGATGATTGTGAAATGGGCGCTCTTCGCCGCCCATCGACGGGTAGTAGCCGATGCTTTCAAACTCATCCCCGTTCTCATTGGCTCGCACGACGGCGCAGCCATACTTCCCGCCACGGTGATGTGTTTCGTTCTCGGCCAGCGCATGGGCCTTGGTTTCGTCACTTCCGGCATAGACCAGATACCAATGTGCGTTCAGGTTGCCCCAGCGGTATGCGATCGCGATATAGGTTTGCATATCATTCCCCCTCAGCTTGGGCAGGATGGACGAGAGCGGCGGCGTCCCATTCGTCCGGATCAATGTAAGGCGATTCCCATCCAACAATCAGCCCGTCCGGTCCGACCTTGAAAATGATGTAGTCGCCATACCCGTTGTCGTTGACGCACAAAAAATCGTTCGGGACGTAGTAGCCGCGCCACTTGGCAATGCGGTTCTCGGACTCGTTGAGCAGCCAATATTCCCCGGCATCGCACACTTTGTAATGGATGTCGGCTTCTGTGCCTTTCGGCCAATTCATGATGCGACCGGTTGCCAGTTCAATAACCGGCTCCCAAAGGTCACCGTTGTGGAACGGGATCTTGCCTTCCGTATCCTCTCTCCCATTGACCGTGGCGTCCTCCCAATAGCGAACGCCTGCGCTTACCTCGATGTATCGTGCTTCCATCATCCCTCCCTGCCTTGCGGCGGTGAAAAGTCAGACGCGCATAAGCGATGCGCAACGCGAGGGCGTTGGAAAATCAGAAAAAGCGTTGGAAATGTGAGCGGGTACTACTGCGGGAACTGCGTGGGAGTGGGGTGGCCGATGGGACTCGAACCCACGACGACAGGAATCACAATCCGGCCCTCAATTCACCGCAAACCCGCATCAAATCTCACTTTCCTACTTCTGACTTTCCAACAGACTCAAAGTTATCCACACGTATTCATGCGGGTTTCCGGCCTGCCGTTGGAAAATTTTATCATTCAGTCGCGCTCGCTTTCTTCACTTTTCGCCGGTCATAATGCCGGTGTGTGGTTGCAGGATTTGCATGCGCCGCGAAGTCGTAAAGATCGGCTGCGCGTTGCTCGGCCTTCTTCGTGATTGCTGCTGGGCGAATGTCCAACAACGAGAAATACATCGGATGCTCCACCAGATCGGATGCTTTGCAGCCAAGGTAAGCAACCATAGCGTCCTGCCACACAGAGCCCCATCCCGAGCGGGTGTAGGCTTTCCCGTGTCGGTTTGCGAACAAGTACAAGCGCTCCCGCCCATGCGCCTGCTGCGCCCGCTTGACCACCGTTCGCAATTTTCGTGACCACTCCCGCACCTTCGTAATTTCCTCTTCGCCCTTCTTTCGTTTTGCGTTCAGCACCCGCACACCTTCATCAGTTAAGCCAGAAGCATGGAATGGACGCACCTCTGCGGCACGGTAGCCGGTCAGATAGGTGAAGAGGGCAGCACAGCCCATTGTTTTGAATACTTGATTGTCCTGGCGCTGGCTCCACAGATAGAAGCGGATAACGTGGCGCCGCTCGATCGTTCGAACGTCCTTGTCTCGCTTGTCATGCTGCATGCCAACGAACGGGTTCCGCTCCATCAGCCCCCATTTCACGGCCCTGTGGCAAATGGTGGTCATCAGCGCCATTTCCTTGACCGCTTTTGCCGGTGCGCCTGCCTTGGTCCGCGCCTCGATGTACTGGTAGCCGTGCAAGGCCTTCAGGCCCATCGGGTGCATGCCGCCGAAGAACTTGATCAGATTGGCATACGTGCCTTTGCGTACCGCTTTGCCGTCCTTTGACTGGTCCTTATAGTGCGTCGGATCAATGTCCTTCTCAAAGCGGTCAATCATGTCGGCCACAGATCCAGCAATGACTTTTCCTTGTTGGATGTCCATCGCCTTGCGCTTTGCTGCGCGCTCAGCCTCTGCAATTGCCTGCCGATCCCCAAGCGGCGCGGACGCAAGCGTTTCGCTGCTGCCGTTTGGGTACTGGTAATAAAACGACACTTTTTTGGCCCCGGTGTACTTATAAAGCCGGTCCACTCCGGTTCGCTCTTTACGCAAAGGCTTCGAGGTTTGGCGCGTCGGCATACTTGGCGGTTGTTTTGTCTTCGGAAATTCCGAGTTTTCGATCACGGTAGGCTCGCATAACGATCGGCAAGCCGTTTGCGTCTATCTCATACTTCCAGTGGTTCTTGCGCAACCAGGCGGCCATACGGCAACGCTGATTCGGCTTGAGCCCCATCATCTCGGCCATTTCATTGGCGCTGAGTCGGTCGCTCATCATTCACTCCTTTGCTGCCATGGTGATTGCTCCTTCACTTCGTCGTCGTCCCATCCCTGACGCCATACTTCGGCGCGAGCTGCTCAAACGCTTCCCTCATGCTTGTCTCTTCCTTGGTGGTGGTCATGGGTGGTCCTTGTTCAGCTTGTGTTGCGCTTTGGTGAGGCCGCGCCACGCGGGGTAGTCTCCGACCTGTCGCCAGTGCGGTTGGCCATCTGGCCTTACTCGCCAACATTCTCCATCCCAATACTGCATGGACAGGATGCCGATGCTCATCGAATCGGTGAAGTGCCTTTCGTACCATCCAACACGCACTGGCTTCGTCATGCCATCGAACCAATCCGTCGTGAATGGAAGTCGTGGCATGCGCTCATTTGCAACTGTCACCCATGCAAACGGATTGATGGGCGATAGTTCAACTCTTGCAGCAGGAGCGCCACGGCAGACGTGCGCCATGTCATGAGTCCCTTGGTCGTCATATCCGCAGTGTTGGCACTTCACTTCCCTTCTCCTTTCGATCCCTGCAGAAGGGCGCGAGCGAATTGCTGCAGTTCTTGGTACGTCATGCGGACATAGTTATCCACGGCTGAAAACACGGATGTAGGCGGTACACAGTCGGCGAGGAAGTCCGGTGTGATCTCCTCTTCCGTCAATTCCCGCGCCTGTGCTGGCGGGTGGGCTAGCATCCGTTTGGCGATCTGAGCGATCACCTTGCTGTGTGCCTGCGCTTCCCAGTGCTTGACGGTCTGCAGGTATTGCGCCACCGCGATCAAGTTTCCGATGTCGTCCGCTACCGGCTCCACCTTCTCCTTGGTGTCCGCTTGCTGCTCGACCTTGGATTGCAGGGCGTCGATCATTGAAATGATTTGGCGGCAATAGTCGTCAGCCAAAAGGCCGTGGCACATTCCCTGTTCGGCAAGGGCGCGGATTCCAGCTAACGTGGCATCCCGGTCGCATCCTGCTGCCTTTCCCTTACCCACCATCTCCCGAAGAATCACGACGACCTTGCCATCCTTAAGCAGCAATTCGTCTCCGTCGTGGTTACGGGAAAAGCTATACCCGTTAGGGGTGGTGTAGCTCGGGGTGGTGCTGATGGAGGCGCGGGCTTGCCAGCCTTGCCATGCGTAGTTAGTGGTAGGAAGAACGTAATATCCGCGCTCATCCCTTTTGCAAAAAGGCTTGATCCAGGGAAGTTGCTCAAACCTCTCCCGCTCCGTCGCATCCTCCCGCTCCAGTGGGGCGGCATACGCCGATAGAGCTTGTTGTGCAAGGTTTGCCCCGACCACATCCAGTTGTGCATGTGCGTGGTCGCGAATGGCGGCAAGGATATTGCCGAGTTCGTCCCCCTTCCCTGCATCCGACAGGGCGGCATCAGGCGCAGGCGCGGCGAGAAGGGCATCAATGCGCTCAATGGCTGCGTAACGCTTCTCTCGAATTTCCCAATCGCGCAGGGCTTCCCGTGCTTGCGTTAGCACCTCTACCGGCACAATCACTGTCTTTGAGGTGGTCATTGGGTGTCCTTAATCTATGGCCGGTTGTCAGCGCCGCACTTCGGGCATTCGCTTCCGTAAACCTGCTCGACGTTCATGAAGCTGCCGCACGCATGACAGTTCCAAACTTCGCGCCGTGGTTTCGGTGGCTTGCTCAGGACGATTCCTGTCCCTGCCAGTGCCTCATCGCGCTTGATGTACTGCATATCCACGGCTGGTCGCGTCTTCCCGTCGATGTATTCCTTCGGCCATGGGATGTCCGTTCCCCTAGATTCGTGTCGGCTGACTGCTTCGGCCTTCGTGAAAATGTGCGCCTTGCTCAGATCGGTTGTGTAACCTTTGCCGTCCTTTGCCCACCACAGAACGTCGTTGCCGACGTAGCTTCTGCTGTCTTGAAGGTAGTAGAGGTCGCTCATTTCCCTTGTCCCTTCTCTGCTAGGGCGGCATCGATCCGATCAGCCATTGAAGTCGCAAGATCAGTCGATGCATTGCCGTACTGATAGCTGCGAAGTGTGTGTGGCTTGCCGCGCTCAACAGGGGGAGAGGCGTAGAGGGGAATCGTGTAGCGTTCAGCAGTTCTTGCGGCCACCGAAAACTCTCCGCCAAGGCCACGCGATTCAAGCAGCCTTTGCTTTGCTGAGGCAGGGATGATGTTCGACCCTGACTTGTTCATCCATGCCACCGGTTCTTGTGCTTGTAGGGCAGAGAGGGCGGCAAGGGCTTCGCGAGCCTTTTCGATCGGCTCTGAAGGAAACGACTCCCATGAGTCAACGCTCTCGGCAAGAGAGATGAGTTCGTCAAAAACAGCTATCGCTTCTTTCAGCTTGTCCATCATGGTTTCCTCGATAGGGGAGGTCAGAAGGGGCTACTTGATTTCCAAGCGCTTGCCCTGCGCCAGCATCGCTCCCGGCACTTCGCGGCCAGCCTGGATCGCTTCCTTGATCGCCGTCTTGTCGATCTGCGGGGGCGGCGGCTCCGGCTGCTTCATGAACTCGGCCGGGATCAGCTTTTCCTCGAATACGTCAACGCTCGGCGGGTTGTTCTTGATCGACAGTCGGAAGTGCGGGCAGTCAATCTTCGTCACGCCGGCAACCTCCATGCAGGTCTGCAAGTAGGTCTTGATGTGCAGTGCGCGGCTCTCAAGAGACTTGCGGCGGGCGGCCATTTCCTGCTCTGCGGCCTTGATCGCCGCTGCTGTCGCTTCGAGGTTCTTGATCGCATACGCCACGTTCTGCGCCTTCACTTCGAGCGGGTAGGATTCCGCCTCGATGGTGTCCGCAATCGTCTGGCTGTCGTTATCGGTCGCCATCAGAGCATCCACCATGCGGCGATGCTCGGCGGCGATGACGTACAAAGAGAGTGCTGTCATGTTGTGCTCCGATCAAAAAGGCACATCGTCCGAAACGAAGTTGTTCGGCGTCGAGAACTGTGGCTTTCCAGCTGGTTTGCCGGCGACTGCGGGCGCATCATCGCCTGTCGATTTTGGCCCACCTCCCAGCATCTGCATGGAGTCGCAGACAACCTCGGTCGTGTAGCGCTCCACGCCGTCCTTATCCGTCCATTTGCGGGTCTGCAGCTTGCCCTCAACGTAGACCTGGGAGCCTTTCTTGAGGTACTGTCCGGCGACTTCGGCGAGCTTGCGGTAGAACACCAAGCGATGCCATTCGGTCTGCTCTTTCTTCTCGCCTGTGTTCTTGTCCTTCCAGCTTTCGGTCGTCGCGAGAGCTGCGTTCGTGATCGCGTCGCCGCTGGACGTATAGCGGGTTTCCGGATCGCGTCCGAGATTTCCGACGAGGATGACCTTGTTAACCGATGCCATGATTTACGCTACCTTTCTGAGTTCTTGCATACGTGCGTTGAAATGACCTGTGTACAGGCGCCTTTGGTCTTGCGGGAGGGAGTTCATCACCTTGGTCAGTGCTTGCACATCCTTGGCGGCGTTGAACTGCGCCAAAATCGTGGCGTCTGGCTCGGGATCGCCTTCTGCATGAGCTTTCGGTGCTGCCTGCGTCTTGCCCGCCCCAACGTTGCTGGCAGCATTGCCGTCGTCGTCGTCCTGATACAGCCCGGTAATCGCTGCTAGGGCATAGCGCCGAGCGTATGTCATTGCAGATCCGTAGCCCTGCGGGTCGTTCTTGGGCAAGGGCAAGGTTGCGGTGTCTTCAATCCACTCTCCCGACTCATGAACGAGCCTGGTTGTCAGTGCGAGCGTTCCCGGCTCGGACGGCGAGGGGGTTTGCATGAACATGACGCCGGCTTCGTTGAGGGCCGGCTTGATTGCCTCAATGACGGCTGGCAGGTCTGCATACTTATTGCGGAAATGCGGGTTAGTTGCATCCTTCGATGCGAAGGTGATCGCCTTTTGTGCTGTCACCAAAGCGGCTGAGATCTTGCTGATTGACTCGCTGGTTTTCATCGTTCTTCCTCTCGTTTAGCTTGCGCCTAAGTTCTGCTTCCTGTTCTTGCCGATCCATTAGGAGGCAGTGTTCAAAGAAACTGCGTTTTGCTCCGCTCATCCCGTCCTCCAGACCGGTTATTCAAGATGTTCTGTACTGCTTCGAGCTTTTGCTTTTCAGCGTATGCCCGTGCGCTCTTAATCCGCTCCCTTGCCTCTGCTGCGTAGAACTGCGCTTGCAGCAGGCGGAGTTCCATGGGATAGCCGTATTGGTCGCGGGTTAGCATGCTGGCTCCTTGATCTGCTCGTCGGTGGTTTCGGTTTCAAGAAGACCGCGAATCGGGCGGAGCCATGAGGCTGGTGCTGCGCCTTCCATGAAGCTTCCCATCCGATATTGGATTGGCGAGCCAAGTGATTCGATGACAAAGCAAGGCTCATTTATTTGCCCTGACACCCAAATACGGCCGCCGATTTCCTCCGGTGGGTTAAACTTGCGAATCACGCGCACCAGCTTTCCAAGGTTCACGCCGGTCGGCGATACAACGAAAATAGCCAAATCTCCCGGTTTCACGTTCATGCTCACCCTCCAAAGAAGAAACCAGCAACTGCGCTGACGATCCGCCACATGAACTGCGCGTAGGCGATCAGGCGCTCTGCAATCCATTCGACACTCGCAGCCATCAGCACAACGAGAGCTGCGGCTACTACCTGGTCGCGGTGGTCGAGGTAGATCATGACTCCTCCTGCTCGCTCATGAGGCGCAGCGCCTCTGCCTTTTCTGCTTCAGTTGCAAATACGAGCGGAGCGATTGATCCAAGGTAGCCACCGGAGCCGCTGATTCCGGGCGGGTTTGTCACGACTTCTCGCAGGTAGGAGATATACGTTTCGCGCTCACGGTCGCTGAGCGCCCACAGGGCTTTGTCGATGATGCTCATGCCATCCCCCAAACACGAAAGAACATCGGAACAATGATTGGCGCGATAGCGTCACTGAAGGCGTACAGAGGCCATGCAATGACTGCGCTGATCAGGAAGGTGCGCGTCATGTCAGGCTCCGGCCTTCAGGCTGTCCCGCAAAGCCTTCAGCCATGCATTGCGACCATCCGTGCGCTCGATTTCCTCGCGCTGGCCCTTGGTGTGATACTCGATGTCCTTGTGAGCATCCTTGATCTTTTCTGCCTTCCAATCGGCAGTGGACTTACTGACTGGCTCGGTGTAATACTTCGTGCTGCAATCGAAGTCGATAGAGTCCCTGATCTGCTTCAGCATGAATTCCTTGAAGCCTTCATGGTCATGGCTCGGCGGCTGCCATTGGAGGACTTGCGCGAGCATGGCGTTGTACTTGTTGCGCAGTTCGTTTGCGTCTTGCAGGCGCTTTTCATGCTGCTCGCACTGCGCGTTGAATTCTTTCTCGGCCTCACGTTCAGCTTCGGAATCGGCCATATTCGTGTACCAAGCCAGATTCTTCTGCGCCTCAGCCAGCTTCTTGGCGTGGTAGTCGGACGGCTCAAAGCGCTCCGGGATCGGTGCATCCATTGGATCATCGCGCATCATGACCAGCGCACCCATCGCACGAGAGCAGCGCATCACGAACTGCTCAAACGTGATTCCATCCTTGATTTCTGCTGTGTATCCAGTTGGCATTTCCCTTCCTCCCTGTTATTGGTTGTTGGCGGCCAAAATTGTTTGTTTGCCGGGGGCTGGATTTGAACCAGCGACCTATCGGTTAAGAACCGATTGCTCTTCGACTCGGAGAATTCCCGGATTTCTTGGCGGGTAGCTATTCCGCCAATCACCCGTTTCCTCTCTTCGCCTGCCTTGCGCTCGGGGGGATCAATCCCTTGCCTCGGCTGACCACTGAGCTACCCCGGAAAGCAAACAACTTCATTCGCCAACAAGTTGAGGCTGTCGTGTTGCCTCCCGTGCTATTGCCGTCTGCCGAGGGCTTAGTAACGGGCGCTCAAACAGCCTCAGCTTGTTGGCTCCGGTGACGAGTTCCGGATCTGCTCTATCAGTGCAGACGGTTTGTGTTCATTGGCTCGTTTTCGGGAGCCACGCGGCTGCATGTAGCAGCACCTAGGAGCGTCTTAATGCGTTTCGGGCTGCATTTCTTCCACATGCCGCACGGCCCTCAATTCAGCAGTACGCTTCACGCTTTCATCAATGGCCGACAGAACGAACTGACGCGCAACGTTGGCCCCGCTGATGTCGCCACGCAGGGCGCAGCGCATGATGTGAACCATCGTCTCGGGCTCCATGAAGCCAAGAATGTCGCCAGCGATTTCAAGTGCCTCGTCGTCCTTGCGCAGCAGGTCGCCGTAAATGTCACGCTCAATGCGCTTGGCCGTCTGGTCGATGTAGCGCTGGCGGTCGGCTTCGCTGTGGCGGGTATGCTTGAAGACTTGTTCGCTGACTGTGTTCATTTGAATGCCTCCAGCGCCTGCATAAATTCTTTCATTGATGCCTCCTCAAGTTCCCGCTCGTGCGCCTTGTAGTAGTCCGCCAGCTTGATTGCCAGATCTTCGTGTGATAGGCCGACAACAAGTGCAACTCCCGAAATAATCTTGCTTGCATCACAGCGATCGATTTTTGTGGACATCCCGCTGCGGCTTGCAAGTCCGCGAATGTAGTCGCAGGCGTATGTGTATGGATAACGTGAATCACTCATGCCACACTTGCCGTCCACTGCGCATACAACTTGATGAGCTTTGCCGGCTCCCACTTCGCCCACGAATCAAGGTGAGCAATCAGGGCTTTGTGCGTTACACCAAGCTTTGCCGCCTTCTCGTCAAGTAGGGAGGTGTTCGCAGCGATCGTGGCAAAAATAGTCTTCGCTTCTGCCTTTTGCGCTTTTAGGGTGGCTGCGTTGGCCTTGCGGTCTGCTTGAGCCTTCGCTGCTTGCTGTGCCTTGTGAGCATCAATCTGCTTATCAATGTCGCCGCGCTTGGAAAGCGGAAGATTCAAAGTGCCGTGATCCAGTGCCATCGTCGTTCTCCCTGTTCTCTCTCTACTTCAGACCCCAGCCCAGCTCACGCCGCACCTCTGCCCGCTCATTCCGCGATGCTTCAAGCGCCTGCAAGAACGTGATCTCGCCCTCAACAAACGACTTCGCCCGATCCCATTCGCCGAAGCGCATCGCTTCAATCACATCGCGCGGCTGACTGGCGTACTCGTGGAAACGCTGCATCGTGGTCATGGCTGACTCCCTATCTTGGAAAGGGCTTCGTGCGCGTTCGCAATGGCGCGACGGAATTCGGGGCGATAGTCCAGTGACAAGGCTGCCTGCTTTTCGAGTTCGCGCAGAGCCTGAGCAAGGTCATCATGAGCGTCGAGTTTCATTTGCCGCTCCGCATCAAGAGCAGCAAAGAAGGCATCCTTCTCGGCTTCAGTCGGCTCTGCTGTTTCAGCCTCTGCCGCAAGACGCTCAAAGTTCTCTGCTCGGTCGTGCTGACCATACTTGCGAGCTATGGAAGCGTTCATCAAATGCTGATCTTGCAAGCTCACGTTAGAGAAGCATTCGAAGCAGAGTCCGAGATCAATGTCAGCATCCCCGCAACCGCACTGATTGCATGTGCGGGCATGCTGCAACTGTTCTTCGGATGCGTTTAACCACCAAGTCATGTCAACCCCCTTACAGGTAGCAAGGGCCGGTAACTTGGCCGATAACACCACTCGAGCAGTTCGCGATGAACGTCAGTTCGTCACGCGGGTACATGGAAGGCACGGAAGAAAGCGCCTCTTCGCGAGCATCTTCAAAGCGATCTGCTTCTGCAAAACCGATTTCCGCGTCTTGGTACAGAACCGTGTATGTGTAAGTGGATTCCATCACCATCTCCCTGTTCGCTTGGTAACGATTGCTTGAGGGAATAGTAGCATCGTGCTTCGTTAAATGCAAGCACTGAGCTTCATAAAAGTAGCGTGGAGCTACAAATAGTTTTAAAGGGTCGTCCTAAGGACGAAAAAAATCCCGCACGAGGCGGGATTGATGCGATGTGTGTGAAGTGTGATGTTAGCGGTTTGCGACCCTGTACCAGCCCTTGCCTTCCATGCAGGAGGTAAAGACGATGGCTTTCTGAATAGGTGGCCCATACAGCGACATCGCTTGCGCACGGCACTGCCCGGAATCCATGTGAAACTCCTGACTAGATGCCCCTTGCCGCTCCCAGTGCCAATCGCCATCTGTCGCGCAGCCAAGAAGTGCAAGAGTCGCAATAACAGCCCAAGGTAAAGTCCTAATGTTCAATTGGCCTCCTCTTATTGTTTGTTCCCGACAATCAGCTTATCAATCAGCTGCATGAGTGCCCCGTCACGCCGAAAGCGCTTTACGAGTTCGTCAATCAGTTCGCCATCTGTATAGTCCGCCAGGCCCTGCTTCATAAGGCTTTTCTCAAGTCGTTCGGAAATCTCCGCATTGAGTGAGCGCGGGACTTTTTGTGCCTGCGCCTCTAGTTTCGCCCTAAGGTCGGGTTGTAGTCGGAGCCCGAAAGGTGCAATGTTTTCTAGTTTTGTCTTTGCCATCCGACAATGGTACGTATCCCATTGTCGTAAAGTGACTACAGATCTGTAACTACCTTGGACAAGAAATTGCCACAGGTCATGGCAATGCGCTTTTCCCATAAATATGGGGTATACGCCCATTCCACTTTGCAATACACTGTTTTTGCATCCAGTGGTTTCTGCTCTCCGCTTGGCCCCACCCGCTCAGAACCGCAGAACCGAAGTTACATTTCTTTACTGTAACTTTGTAGTACAGGCGTAATCTAAGACCATGGGGACAGGAGGGAGAAATGACGCTGCTAGAAAGGATGGGGCACGACGAGCTGGAGGGGCTTGCGGTCGATGCTCTGCGCAGAATGGACGAGGGAAAGCTTAAGTTTGCCGTCGCGTTTCTGTTAGATTTTGCCCCCAAGCGGCAAGAAGTCCAGCTTCTCAAGTTGATCCCCAGCAGTGGCGGGGATGTTCTGCCTCGCGATCTTCATTGCAGATCTCATTGCCTCCCGCCCAAGCTCGTTCGTGTGACAAAAAACGGCGATTAGCTCGGCCAAATCCGTAGCAATAGCCGGCGCGGCCATGGACGTTCCTTGCGTTTCATGCTCATTGTCCATCCAGCCGCGCTCAAGCCTCAAAGCGTCTTCAATTTCCCTGGCGAGGTCATCTCCAACATTTCTGGTTGCTCCGCCGGAAGTCTTCTTTTTCGTAAGTATCTGGTAAAGCGTGGGCCTGCTTAGATCCTTGCCGCGCTCGGCGGCTAGGTCCACTAGCTTGGACAATCCCCTGCCCAGGTCACCACCTTCCCCGGCGGCTTTCATCACCAAGCGTTCCAAGTTCTCGTAGCGAATTTCCTGAACCGTTTTCATGCGGAGCATTCTGCTACTTTTTTCTGGAGCTTGGTGCTTGTAGTCAACGAAGCGCGGTGCTACACTATGTAGCATGAAGCTATCTGAATACTTATCCATTGAACGTGGGCGCGGGGCTGCAATTGCGGCGGTTCTCAACGTTGCTCCTCAGCAGATCTACCAGTGGGCGTCGGGGAGTAGGGGGATCCCCGTCGAGCGCTGCGTGGAGATTGAAAGAGCTACTGACGGGGAGGTATCGCGCAAAGACCTGCGTCCAGATGATTGGGAAAGAATTTGGCCGGAACTAACGGATTCAGGGAAGCGCCGCCGCATGTCAGACAAGTGCAGATCAGTGTAAACCCCAGCTTTGCCGGTTGGCTTAGGCCCACCGGCTTTTTTTGCGGCTGAAATCCGTTTGTTGATTTTTATCAGATGTGTACCAGAAACAGATTTCATCGCAGCTTCCCCTGAGGTTTGTAGTTGTTGGGGACAGGTTAATAAAAGGGAGATAACAAGTCATGCGTAACGATTCGTACAAAACCGTCATTAACCGAATCTCTGAGTACATCGACGACTGGCGCAAGGCTACTGGCATGAGCCAGATCACCGTCGTAGACGAGATCGTGAAGGCCCACGAGCGCATCGACGGCCCCGCCGCTACTGGTATCCACTTCGAGAAAAGCACCGACGAATGGAACCGCCAAAAGAACAATGCGGATCGCGTCTGGCGCTGGCTTGACGACAAATCCAAGGACCGCAACCTCCTGCCGGTCAACTTCCTCCCCTCCATCCTGGCAGCAATGCCGGAAGAAACCCGCCGTGCATTCCTGACCGAGATGCTGGCGCCGCTTGGCTTGAAAGTGTCGGCAATCGATCACGCTGACGACGGCAATTTCGACTTCGATCACGTCTGCGATACGCATGTGGTTGCTGTAAATACCGTCCAGCTCCTGAACGTGGCGCTGAAAGATCCGACCGAGGAAAACCTGCTGAAGGCCGAACTCGCAGTGCAGAAAGCCGCCGAGAAGTGGGGCCGCACACGAAAGCTGCTTGCTGGCGCTCGTGCGAAATGCTCTGGCCTGTTCAAGAAGTTCCGCAAAGAGAAGGTGACGCCATGAAGATGCCTTTGCCAACCACGCACCGTTACAAGGTCTGCCTCGCACTCTTCCAGCATGGTTCCATGACTGCCAAGCAGACGAAGGCGGCAATGCCCGATCTGACAATACACAACGTCCACCAAGCACTGAAGGGCGCTGCTGAAACTGGCTACGTTATCCGCATCGGCCACACCTACATGCTGACTCAGCAGCTTGTCGAGCACTTCAAGGCGTTACAGGAGCCGAAGGAAGTCTATGTGGGTCAGATCGTTCCCGCGCCGACGTTCACGGTCAACCGCCCGTTGAAGTCCCTGCCTTGGGCTGCCGTCGCTGATCGACTGCGTGACTGGAGCTACAAGAACGGCTCTACGGATGTGAAATCGCTGGTCGGGTATCAGGCATGAACCCGCAAGCAATCGCATTCGAAGGCGAAGTGCAGCTTCTGCGCTGGTCGGAAACAAGTAACCAGGGCGCGACGATCACGCTGCAACTTGCTGACGCGGCAGACCTTGAACGCTTCAAGACGATGACGCTTGCAAAGGGTAAGCAGGCTGGTCAGCGTCTTGCGGCTGTCATGGTTGAAGTTGGCGATAACGAGCAGCCAGTGATTCAGCCCAAACAAAAGGTTGGAGAGCTTTGCATCATGGCCTGCAAATTCTGCGTGGATAAGACCTTCTGGAAGTGGCTTGAGCGTCACTTCAATGCCGACTGCACAAGCGAATCAGAGGCCGCAGACATCATTTATGACCTGTGCGAAATCACATCGCGCAAGCAGCTTGACACCGATCCGAGCGCTGCCGAGCGGTTCCATACCGTTATTCGCCGTCCGTTCATCGCATGGAGGGAAGCTCAATGACAGTCGCAGAAACTAGCATCCAGGCATACGCCGATCTAAAAGACAGCGGCACTCTCGGCCGTCAGCAAACGCTGATCCTCGCCGCAATCATCCCCGGCGGCCGCTATACCCGCTCTGAACTGGCTGACATCACCGGCCTGCCGATCAACGTCGTCACCGGTCGCGTCAATGAGCTGGTCAAGGCTGGTCGTCTGGATGACGGTGCACCGCGCCAGTGCCGCATCACCAAGCACACGGCAAAGACCGTGCGCCGACCGGAAGTGGATGGAGCTTAACTAAAAGGAGAGGAAACCATGACTGCATTTTGCGTGTTTGGCGTCACCTACGACTCTTGTGTAAAGCAGGTCCAAAAGAAGCTTGAGCCGCACGTCAAGGAGGGCAAGACGACCCGCACGATGACTCGCGAAGAATACGAGTGCGCCGTAAAAGAAAAGGCAGATGCGCTGTTTGAAAAGATGAAAGCAAGGCAAGTGAGCCCCGCGTTCGATGCGCCTCAGTTCGCAAATGAATGGTTGGCCATTGCCAACAGGTCCAGGGCTCGCGCGCTGCTCGTGATGCGAAAGGGGGAGAAGGTTGACGAGAAGGGCGCGCCAGTGCTCCGCAATGGGAGGCCCGTAATCGGCTGGATTCCCTACAGGGCTTGAAATGTTCCGCAGCCAGCGCCTTCTTCAATCCGCACGCGGCCAAGACTGCCAAGTATCGATTCCGGGCGTCTGCAACGGCAACCCGGAAACGACTGTGGCCGCTCACGCCAACTGGACGGAATACGGCAAGGGTGGGGCATTGAAGGCGCATGACTGCTATATCGCGTGGGCTTGCAGCTCCTGCCACGCAGAACTCGATCAGGGCAAGAACCTGACATACGAAGAGAAGAAAGAGTACTGGCGCCGCGGATTCGAGCGGACGGTGCTGGCGATGTTCAATCAGGGATTGGTAAGGGTGAAGTAATGGCGCGGATTCGGACAATCAAGCCGGATTTCTGGACTGACGAGAAGTTGACGGAGTGCTCCATTACGGCACGCCTCTTCTTTGTCGGCACCTGGAACTTCGCAGACGACAACGGCAATCTGGTCCGCTCCGCAAAGAAGCTGAAGATGCAGGTTTTCCCAGCTGACATGATCGACTGCGAGCCGCTGATTCAAGAACTGATGGCAATCGGCCTGCTCATTGAGTATTCAGTAGGTGCTGAGAAATTCCTACATATCAAGGGCTTTAAGAAGCATCAAGTCATCAATCGCCCGTCCAAATCATCGATTCCTCAACCCCCATTCACTGAAGAAAACGAAGTTCTCCCTGATGACTCAGTGAGTCTTCAGGGAGAACTCACGGACGGAAGGGAAGGGAAGGGAAAGGAAGAGGAAGGGAAGGGAAGTTCCGTACCTAACGGTACGGGCGGCGAGCCGCCGAGCGGACAAAGCGAAACGGCCAAAGACCCGGCGCAGATGACCAAGGACGAGCTTTGGGCTGCTGGCAAGTCTTTGCTTGCCCAGCAGGGTTTGCCTGCGGCGCAGTGCGGCTCTTTCGTTGGCAAGCTCGTCAAGGACTACGGTCCGGAGATTGTGCATGCCGCCGTACTGGCTGCAGTTGTCGAGCGCCCTGCTGATGCCGTGTCGTTCCTGAAGGCCTCGTGCATGGCCCGCAAGGGCGAGGGCGGTAAGACCCTGATTCCGTGGCACGCGACGGACGCCGGCGTAACTGCCAAGGGCGCAGAACTCGGCCTGACTGCCCGTCCTGGCGAAACGGCTATCCAGTTCAAGGCCCGGGTGATCGAGGCAGTGGACAACGGAGGCAAGCCTCCCGCAGTTCGCGCCAGTCCAGCGGTAACGGTTCAAGGTGAGCTTCAACGGGTAGCGGTAGACAACTCGCCGGAGGCAAAGGCCAAGCGGTCTGAGGCGCTTAAGGCGGCATTGAAGAAGGAGGCGGCATGAGCGACGGAGCAATTGTGCAACTTGTGGTTCAGCTAGGGCTAATCGCGTTCGGTGCGTTTTGTGTTTGGTGTTTTACGAAGCTATGAAAGCCCAGCCCGGCCACCTAGCCCACTCGGCCCTTCACCTAAAGCAATCCGAGAAGGTACACAAGGAACTGAGCAAGGCTGCGAAAGCGCACTACGCACTGAAGAAGATCCAACCTGTTCTGGACTGGAGGCGGAAATGAACGACGACGATCAGCAAGACCTGTACTTCGAAGCTGGCTTTGCGCTGGTGGTGATTGTGTGCGTGATGGCCTTTGCTGCGATGGCCTACTGGCTGCAGGCATGAGTGATCGCTTCCGGTGCGAAGTCCGCCATGTTCTGGCACTCCGCGCTAAAGACCGGCAGTCGGCTATCCAATACCTGGAGCTGGTCGAGAAGCGAAGAGGCAAGCCAGAGGCGGACAGATTGAAGGCAGCGGCAGCGGAACAATGGGCGGCAGGGAACCGCGGAACTTGGGGAGATTGGCGTGATAGAGAACCAATTGCAGCTTAAGGATCAGCACATGGCAGAGACATTTGGAGAAGTTGACCCTACTGGTAAGAAGCCAAGCGAACCGGGTGCAAAGCTTGATGCAGGAAAGGCGCCGGTTCGTCGCGGGCTGTTGGAGCAATTCCCGCGTGCTTGCCTCGCTGTTGCCGAGGTGACGGCTTTTGGTGCGGCAAAGTACTCATGGGGCGGGTGGCAGACGGTCCCGGGTGGTGTGGATCGCTACGGAGATGCAGAGGCGCGCCACATCTGCAAGAAGGCCATTGAGGGCGACAGGGACGCGGATTCAGGCCTGCTTCACGCAGCGCATGAGGCGTGGAATGCACTGGCAAGGCTGGAATTGATTCTCCGCGAGTGGGAGTCTGTGAAGAAGGTCAACTAAAGGAGGGTGGGATGGAAATCGGACTGGAGCAAACGGGCTGGCCGCTGATAGAGCTTGGCTACGGAAAGATTGAAGTTGCAGAAGGCACGCAAGGCGACAAGCTTGCACTTATCTTTGGGCGCAACGGCACCGGGACGATTGGCGAGGCCACCCCTCCAAGCCGCCAAGCTACGCAGGGAGAGACGCTGGCAGTTGTCACATTTGCCAACGTGGAGAGCTTGGACGTGGTGTTGGACAAGCTGGTGGTCGTCCGAGACAAACTGATTAGCAGAGCATGAGCAAAAGCCAACTAGAAGAAGACTTCGCTCTGCAGGTCAAGGCAATCGGACTGCCAGATCCGGTGCGCGAGTTCAAGTTCCACCCGAGTCGGAAGTGGAAGATCGACTTTGCGTGGCCTGATCTGAAGCTGGCCGTCGAGCTTGAAGGCGGAATCTGGACGGGCGGCAGGCACACAAGCGGTGCTGGCTGGATAAAGGACGCCGAGAAGTACAACGAGCTGTCCCTGATGGGCTGGCGGCTCCTGAGGTATCACGGCGGAGCGGTCAAGGATGGATCGGCAATCGCTCAGGTTGAAGTGGCAATCAGGTTACTGGAGAAATTCGAGGGAGGGGCGGCGTGATACCAGCGACACCGGAAAGATTGCGCGAGAGGCGCAGAGAGCGGGAGATAGCGAAGGGGAGGCGCATGTTTGATGAGGCTGTGCTGAGGATACGTGAAGAGTTGAGCCTAAGCATGAAGATAGCAGAGGCTTGGCGTAATGCAAAACTCGGGGATGGGTAGTGGTAGTGACCAAAACGAAATCCCTAGAAGCCATGCTCGCAGCCCTGACCGTGGGCGGGAGGCTGAATCCGGAGAAGAGCAGGGCGCAGGAGAAGCGGTATTAAGGCGATCCGGCAAACCACATCAAGTTCGACAGAGAGAAAGGGGCATACATGGATCAAATCAAGGAACTGCTACGCGAGTGGGCAAGCTGGCACCATGATCGCGTAACAGGCGGCTATCCGAGTCAGTCGGCGTTTGCGACTGAGCGGGTGCAAAACAGTAATCGCTCGACGGACACGTACCGAGCAATGCCGGCGGAAATTGTGAAGTTGGAAAATGAGATCGAGCGCTTAGCACCGGGCTTTAAGAGAATCCTTGCCTTGGAATATCTGGATCGCAGACCGCAGAAGACGAAAGCGGCTCTGATGGGCATTCCGCGTCAAGTATTCTCGCAGCGCCTGCTGTGGATTCATGAGCAGTTGAACTTTACGATGTTTGGGAGGTGATATGG